GCATGGTGGGGTCTGTTGTTTCTGGTGTGGCTTCAAAAATCACTGGTGCTGTTGAGTTCTTGGGGAGCGTTAAGGCTAACGGCAAGCCAATCGATGATACGCACACTCATGGCGGTGTTCAGCGCGGTGGAAGCAATACCGATGGGGTAAACTGATGCGATACAGACGTGAAGACGCCGATGGCGATTACACCTTTGGCAGCGGTGATGACACCTGGCTGATTAACTCACCGGAGGCCGTGGCGCAGGCGGTAAAAACGCGATTCGAATTGTGGTATGGGCAATGGTTTCTCGACACCACCGAGGGGACTCCGTGGATCCAGTCCGTACTCGGTAAGCAGAAGCCGGAAACCTACAACCTGGCGATCCGTAAGCGCATCCTCGAAACGCGGGGCGTTAAATCAATCCTCTCTTTCAATACTACGGTGGATACCACGACCCGACGTGTCAGGTTTTCCACTGAAATCGACACTCTCTATGGAATAACGACTGTTACATCGGAGGCGTAATGGCTCTGAACCTTGATTCTCTCGGTTTATCTGCAAAGGTAACCGCAGAGGGGATCAGTGCGCCTGATTATCAGACGATACTCAGCACCCTGATTAGCTATTTTCAGCAGATTTATGGCAGTGATGCCTACCTCGAACCGGACAGCAAAGACGGCCAGATGGTGGCTCTGATGGCGCTGGCGATTCATGATGCCAATAATATGGCGATAACTGTCTACAACTGTTTTTCACCAGCAACCGGCTATGGAGCCGCACTGACCAGTAACGTGAAAATAAATGGTATTTCACGTAAAGGCGCGACGAATTCTACGGTTGATTTGCTTCTTACAGGAACTGCCGGAACAACCATCATTAATGGCAGCGTGAAAGACAGTAATAATGTGATATGGCGTTTGCCTGCTTCAGTGGTGGTCGGCGTGGATGGTACAGTGATGGTGACCGCAACATGTTCCGTCAGTGGTGCAGTGGCGGCGCTGGCTGGAACTATCACTGAAATTAATACGCCAACCCGTGGCTGGGTTTCGGTAACTAATCCTGCTGCGGCTACTGTGGGCACTCCGGCAGAAACTGACGCTGAGTTACGTATCCGCCAGTCGCAAAGTGTTGCGTTGCCATCAATAACCCCATTTGAAGCACTGGATGGTGCTGTTTCTAATGTTACCGGTGTAACCCGCCACAAACTCTATGAAAACGATACTGGTTCGGAGGACGGTAACGGGTTACCGCCACACTCTGTTGCTGTAATTGTGGATGGCGGTGATGTGACGGATATTGCTCAGGCTATCAGAGGGAATAAAGGCCAGGGGACAGCCACTCACGGTACAACATCCGTTACGGTTCCGGATAAATACGGCAATCCCCATGTAATCAAATTCTCGCGTTCCAGTGATGTGCCTGTTTATGCCCTGATTAAATTAAAAGTTTTTACGGGTTATACCTCACAGATAGGGCAGCAGATCCAGCAGGCTATTTCCGACTATATCAATAGTCTGACGATTGGTGATTCGGTCCTTTTAAGTCGCATTTACTCACCGGCGAATCTTGGCGTGGTGAGTGGCGGGAATGCACGCTATTACGATATTCAGGAACTGACGATTGGGAAATCCCCGGGGGTTTTGTCGTCATCAAACATTGATATCAGATACAACGAATCTGCGTCCTGTACCCCGGAAAATATCGTTATAACGGTGGAGTCATGAGCAAATACACCGAACTAATCACGAACTACCACGCCACCAAACCTAAATTTCTTGCGCATGTTGATCTGATGACCCGGCCGCTTATTGATGTTGCGGCTGCCACCAGAGGGCTGATTACTGCATTTGATATTGACTCTGCGGTTGGTGTGCAACTTGACATTCTGGGATTGTGGATCGGACGTAGCCGTGTTGTCAGCCAGCCTATCTCAGGTGTCTATTTCAGCTGGGATACCGACGGGCTTGGATATGATCAGGGGGTATGGCAGGGACCATACGATCCTGATTCCGGATACATGTACCTCAGCGATGAAACTTATCGTGTCATTCTTAAAGCGAAGATTGCGATTAATAACTGGGATGGACGGAATGATTCGCTTCCGGCAATTCTTGACGCTGCAACAGCAGGATCCGGGCTGCGAATGCAGATAGTCGATAACCAGGACATGACGATATCGGTCTGGGTCTTTCCTGATACTGATATTTCAGATGTATCGCGTGAGTTAATTGCGGCAATTAAACAGGGGTATCTCACAGTAAAAGCCGCCGGGGTATGGGCGGGTGGCATTGAAACACCTTCGGTGGAAACCCCATCGGAAGGCTCAAAATTTTTTGGTTTTGATATGGATAACGAATTCATCAGTGGTTTTGATGTAGGAGCATGGGGAGTATTACTCTGATGGCGAAAAATGACTTTAAAGCGTTTGCAACGGATCGAAATGCCAATGTTATATCGCAGGAGGAATGGGAAGCGTTGCCCGCGCTTTTATCCGGATTTACAGCAGGGAAAGCCTCCAGTGCGCAAGTCAATAAGGTTATTCGGCAGGCCAGCTTTATTGCTGCAGCTCTGGCCCAGTTTGTAAGTGATAAAACGCAACGGGATGTGCTTGATAATGGTGATCTGCCCGGTTTTGTTGAATTGCTGGGATCGGGGTTTGCTGTTGAATACCTGAGCCGCAAGAATCCGTTTGGTGATATCAAATCGGATGGCACGGTGAAAACGGCTCTCGAAAACCTTGGTTTGGGAGAAGGCTCTGCATTACCTGTTGGTGTGCCTGTTCCGTGGCCCTCCGCAACCCCGCCAACGGGCTGGCTGAAATGCAACGGCGCTGCCTTTGATAAGGTGAAATATCCCCATCTTGCTACAGCATATCCATCAGGGAAACTACCTGATCTCCGTGGTGAGTTTATTCGTGGATGGGATGACGGGCGTGGTATTGATGCAGGACGTGCTTTATTGAGCATTCAGACTGGGATGCTGGAAAAACACCGCCATATTGTTGTTGCCAACGATGGGTATGATTCAAAAGAGGAATGGGAACTGGCGACAATCTTCAGAAGAGCATATACGCAAGGCCGGGGGCTTGATGCTGCCGATGCCGGAGGAACTCTGATTCCATCACCAACGCTACATACACGAGGGAGTATTGGTAACACAGGTGGGAGCGAAACCCGTCCACGAAATATTGCATTTAACTATATCGTGAGAGCTGCATAATGGATAAAGCCGTATTAAATAGCGAACTTATTGCCACGAAGGCGGGGAATATTACCGTCTATAACTATGATGGTGAAACACGGGAATATATTTCCACTTCAAATGAATATCTTGCCGTTGGTGTCGGTATCCCGGCATATTCCTGTTTAGATGCTCCTGGCACATATAAGGCTGGTTATGCAATCTGCCGTTCAGTAGATTTAAACTCATGGGAATATATGCCAGACCATCGCGGTGAAATTATCTATAGCACCGAAACAGGAGAAGCAAAAGAAATCACAGCTCCGGGTGATTACCCTGAAAATACAACCACTATCGTCCCGTTAACGACATATGATAAATGGGATGGTGAGAAATGGGTGACAGATTCTGAGGCACAACACGGTGCCGCAGTAGAAGCGGCAGAAGCACAGCGCCAGTCACTGATTGATGCAGCAATGGCTTCCATTAGTCTGATTCAGCTGAAATTACAGGCCGGGCGGAAACTGACGCAGGCAGAAACAACCCGGCTTAACGCTGTGCTGGATTACATTGACGCGGTGACGGCAACAGATACCAGCACCGCGCCGGATGTCATCTGGCCTGAACTGCCGGAGGCGTAGGCCATTCAATATCTGGCGCACTGGAAGTATCGACCAGCTCCAGTGCGTCCAGATAATCCAGCCACAGATTATATTGCGCCAGTTCCTCACCTTTCAGACGACCAATAGCCGCTTTACCAGGCCATTGTTTACTGTTCATATAATCGTTGGCCTGATTAATCAGTTGCTGCTTTTCCAGTTCGGCTGCAGCAATCTGTTCCTCAGGTGTTGGTGGTGGAATTTCAGACCATGCAGGAAAACCATTTTCTCCAGCGATACGGATTTTTCCTTCCGGCGGTAATCCGGAAAACTCAATATACACCTGCTCATCAACTTCAACAGCATCATCTGGCCATGAGTCAGCTTGAGTGTAATCCTCTTTCATTTCCAGTGGATAGAAAGAGTTTGTAGTCGCGGAATATATGTAATTCATTTTTCACTCCATATAGCTAAATTAACAGCCTAACGCTAAAAATGAAGCGCCGAGACCTGGAGTACCGGCTCTGGATATAAATTTAACCGGGTCGGAACTAAAACCTGCGCAGGCAATATAACCAACAGCCCCGCTATCTGGTGTGTAGTCTTGTGAGACCAAAACACGCAGACATCGGTTTGGAAATGCAATCGGAAAATGGGTTACCACATCCTGTGCAATGCCTGGTGCGCCGATTGAACCCCACTGAAGAATAAAACCTGATGGTAATTTTTGATATCCAGTACCTGAAACAGAAAGCGTGAAGCTACCCATATCAGGTATCTGATTCGCCCCTGTCCCTACATTCCTTTTAGCCGCTTCTCCCAAACCAACGTTTATGAAAATGCAGAAATAACGAGCAAATGGCATCATTCCTGCTTTTGTCAGGGAGATCTACCATGCTTATTGGCTATGTACGCGTATCAACAAATGACCAGAATACCGATCTACAACGTAATGCGTTGAACTGTGCAGGATGCGACCGGATTTTTGAAGATAAAATCAGGGTGAGCATATTGCACCGCTTCAGGATGCCGTAGATTTGGGTATTGTGGCGGCAGAGGAGACCTCATTGCTGGCGGCATGGAAGAAATATTAGGTGTTGCTGAACCGTATTGATACAGCAACCGAACCAGATATTGATTCGTCAGTTTTTCCTGCCATAAAATAATTGTAATTGACTCGTTCCGTTGGCACGTTGTATATGATGTGCCAACGGTTTATTAGATGCTAAAAATAAAAACTACCTATTGAGCATATATTTGGTAAATCATATCTAAAGTTTTTATTGGATTTGTTTCATTTAATGATAAAGACTCTTTGAATTTTTTGTTGTCTATCTCTATGAATTTACTTAAGTTGACTTCATGTATTATTTTGGGTAAGGAGTCTGCTTTAATATTACTCTTGTTTAAAGAGTATGAATCTGTGCTTTCCATTAATGGTTGTTCTCTATCTTTATGGCCTTTCAATCTTAAGGTATTTGCAAAATTCACCTCAGAGGATATCCATGGAGATAATGTTTCAGATGTTTTTTCAATTGCTTCTTGGGGAGCAATGGTAGTATCTCCCATATATTGGTAAATTGAGTTGCCGGATTCGATAAATATAACGCTGTCAGCGTTATCCATTACTCTCATTAAAGCCATACTTAGTATGGCGTGCATATGAGATAGTAGGTTATTAGATTTATCATAGTGGTAATAAGATGAGCCGGGGATCTTGCAGTATCGATTATGCATTTCCTTTAGTGCGTGGTCAATATGTCCCCAAAGTTGGGAGTCAATGAAAGATGTTATCTTATATTTTGCATAAAGAGTGTTTGCTAGACTTATTGCTACATTTACGTCTTTGCTACTATGAGATATAAAAATGTGTGGTTCGTTTTCAGGAAATAGTTCGTCGGCTAGTTTCTTTGCTGATATTTCACCATTTACAGCGTCAAATATTTTTGAGTTTATATCTGTGTCATTTAGGTTTGAGTAAATTAAATGGTTGTCATTAGCGTTTAAAATTGTGCTGTTATTTGTAATTGTATTTCGATCTATTCTGAATTTAACAAGCATAATATTATCCTATGATTAATATCACTGTAGAAATGATTGCCATTGGGATATAAAATAAACTAATTGATGGGGACTTGAAACAAATCATTAATGAATTATTTTCTTCTTGTGAAGTTTTATATATTTCGCCTTTGAAATCTAGGTACATCATTTCGTTCCCAACGGGAATGGCCGCTAATTTATTATAAACATCTCTAAATATCTTTTCTTGAGAAAGATAATAAGAGTCAAGAAAGGAGAATGAAATGCAAATAAGAATCGGCACTAGATAAGATAGATACCCAAGTCCACCAAAAGTCGACTTGATAGCTATGAATCCAGTAACGATAGTGATGGCCCACGTTTTCATTAATTGTGAATTTGAAGCCATCCTTGCAATTATGGCTTGCAGACTTGCTAATGCTGCTATTTTAGCGGGTAATCCGTCATCACGATGTTCTGGTTGTAAGTTTTCTGTACTCATGAATATCCTCAGACTTTGATCAAAAGTATACTTTATAACAAAAAAACTGATGAAACAAAGGATTCTATATTAGAAAAAACTCTTTTTGATGAGGTGAAAATCGATGGGGAGGATAATTTTCATTGTTTAACTTGTTGATTTTCAGTATAAAAATTGTTTTTTTGGTTTTTGAGGGATTTCTGCCTGCTTTCCTGTCCTGATTGGTGAGTTGGCGGGAGTTGAAAGTGAAGGCACGTCGTATGTAAGAAAGTACTGTGGCTAGCTGATGAATCATTTTTAATACATTTCATGAGTGAATCTTACCCCCCATTGTTTAGTTTGATATGTTTTAATTTATTGTTAAATTTGTAGTAAATATTGAGCAGGGAGTAG